CTTGGTGAAATCACGGATATTGAGTACTTCAAAAAGAAATTATATAGGTCGCTCAATGTACCCACATCAAGAATGGACGGAGAAGGAGGATTCAATCTGGGAAGATCCTCTGAGATATTAAGAGATGAGGTTAAATTTAGTAAGTTTGTAGGACGTTTGAGAAAGAGATTCTCAAATATGTTTGCAGATATGCTAAAAACTCAATTACTTCTTACGAATGTAATTACTCCCGAAGATTGGGAAGTAATGAGTGAGCATATACAGTTTGATTTCTTATATGATAATCACTTTACTGAACTAAAAGAAACAGAATTACAGAATGAAAGGTTAGCATTACTTGCTACGACAGAACCATATATTGGAAAGTATTACTCTCAAGATTGGGTTAGACGTAAGGTTCTACGTCAAACTGATGAAGAGATAATAGAAGAAGATGAAAAGATTGAAAAGGAAATAAAGGATGGAATTATTCCTGATCCAGCAGAAATGATGTTAGATCCTGAAGGTTCTGGTGGTATGAGACCAATGCCAGTGGAAGGAGAACTTGGTGATAATGGTGCTGGTGGAGAACCAGATGCTGCACTTAGATCTATGAATGTAGATGCTAAAGCAACAACTATGGATGCAAATATAGTTAAACCAAAAGGCGGAGAAATATAATGGATATGCATCAGCCCCAAAGAGATGAGGCTGGTAGACCATTCCTAAAAGTAGGTTGGGATATGCAGCATATTCGTTTATTGCATACTGCAGTTTCTTATTATATTCATCGTATGTATCCAAAAAATATTAAGGATGTGAACGGTGAAAAGGAAAAGATGATGGCGATGAGGGATACTTTAAGTAAAATTATTCTTGAGTATAATTATCAGTCGCAATAAATAGTGTCTAAATAGTATACAGTTACTCATTTGACACTATTAACATGGATGAACTTATGGATATGATTGCTGCGGATGATTCAGCCTCACAGGTTAGCGATAAGATAAAAGATCTTTTATATGCTAAGTCCTCACAGAGAGTTGATGAATATCGTCCAGCTGTGGCATCTGGTGTTTTTAATTCTGACAATGGACCTACTCAATCTGAAGTTGATGCCGAATTAGAAGCAGAAACGGAAGTTGAAACGGAAATTGAAAATGAGGAAGAAGAGTAATTATAAATAACTAGTAAATGAATTTTAATACTATAAGGTTTGTATAAATGGCTCATCAACCCGTAGGAAGTGGTGCTTCCATAGCATTAACAACTGATACTGCAAATACTACAAGTAGTGGAATAGCTCAACAATCAGATACTTTGAGAGTTGTTCTCGTAGGGGCTGATGCTGTGCAAGGTGCTCACGTTGCAGTGGGAACTGATGCTTCTGCCACAACCGCAAGTTATTATGTTGCTAAAAACGTTCCTGCATCCATTAGTATAAGTAGACCTTCTTCTCAAAGAGTGGTTGGAATTACTACTGGTAGCACAACATTAATCGATTTTCCTGAAGGAACTGGTTCACCATTTGGTTTAGGATCTCGTGTTAATTTGACAGTAACAGGTCAAAGTTATTATGATGATGCAGTTGGTTTTGCAACTGTAACTAAAGTATGGAGTGGAGCTGGTAGAAACGGTAATTTTTCAACAAGAGTTACTGTTGATGCAAATACTTCTGGTATAGTAACAGCATACAGTTCTGATAACTATGCAGAATTGAGAAATTCATTTAAAGTGAGTGCTCTTGCTAAAGGTGGTGCTGCCACTGGAAAAAGCACATTATATTATCAACAAGTTCAGATAACAGGGGAAGGTTGATGAAACTCATTACGGAAGAAATTGAATCAGTAGAATTTCTTGTCGAAACTAGAAACGGTAAGAAATCAATGTATATTGAGGGTGTTTTCCTTCAAGGAAACATAAAGAACCGTAATGGTCGCATGTATCCAATGGAAACTCTTAGGAGGGAAGTTGGACGTTACAACGAAAATCACGTTGTATCTGGCAGAGCTCTTGGAGAACTTGGTCATCCAGAAGGTCCTACCGTAAATCTCGATAGGGTCTCTCATAAAATAGTATCACTTAAGGAAAGTGGTTCTAACTTTATTGGTAAGGCTAAACTTCTTGGCACACCAATGGGTAAAATTGCATCTTCACTTCTTGACGAGGGTGTAAAATTAGGTGTATCTTCTCGTGGTATTGGATCTTTAAAGCCAACCCGTGAAGGTGTTAATGTAGTCGGTGACGACTTTATGTTAGCAACTGCTGCTGACATCGTTGCTGATCCTTCTGCTCCCGATGCATTTGTTGAGGGAATTATGGAAGGAAAAGACTGGGTGTGGGATGGTGGTATTCTTCGTGAGAAGTTTGCTGCTAAGACGTATCAAGAGATTGATACATTGACTACACAGAAGAAATTAGAAGAGCGTAAATTGGCTCTATTTAATAATTTCTTATCAAACTTATAAATATTCTAAATAAATATAGATTTAATCAAGCGTAAATCGGAGAAACCTTCAATGTCTAGTGGAAATCAATTACAAGAAATGGAAGTAGGCACAAAGCAATCTAAGACTGCTGTTAATGCTAATGCCAAACCAGCAGAACCAATGCCAAAACTAACTACTGGTGGAACTGCACCAAGTTATGAGGACTTAGGTGGCCCTACCCCAGATAACTATAGCCCTACTAATGATAGTGCTAAGTTAAAAGATCCTGCTGGCAGTCTGAAGAAAGTAGCCGATGCGATAACAAATCGCAAAGGAAAAACTCTAAAGCAAGGAGACGAAGTAGAAGTGACTGACGAACAAGAAGTTGTTGCAGAAGAACCTGCTACTGAAGTAGAAGAAACAATCGTTGCCGAAGAGGAAACTGTCGAGGAAGAGACAGTTGAGTATGATATGGAAGACGATCTTAATGCTCTTGTCCAAGGTTTAGAACTCAGTGAGGAGAACCAAGGAAAAGCAAAGACAATCTTTGAAGCCGCTATCAACTCAAAAGCTTCCGCAATCCGTGCAGAAATTCAAGAAGAGTTTGACTCTAAACTTGATGAGCATGTAGAAGAAATTAAGGTAGGTCTACAAGAACGTGTAGATTCTTACCTTGAGTATGTCGCCGATGAGTGGTTCGATGAGAACCAACTTGCCATTGAAAATGGCCTTAAGGCAGACATGACCGAATCATTCCTTGAAGGAATGAAGGGTCTTTTTGAAGAACATTATGTAGAAATCCCTGAAGAAAAATATGATGTCCTTAAGAGTATGGTAGAAAAACTTGATGACATGGAAACCAAGCTCAATGAGCAAATAGAAAAGAATATCAATTTAAACGGTAGACTCGCAGAGTCTGTCGCTGATGGTATCTTAGAATCTGTTTCTGATGGCCTTGCTGCTACGCAGAAAGAGAAGCTCGCTTCACTTGCTGAAAGTGTAGAGTTTGAAAGTGACGAAGAGTATCGTGAAAAGTTAGAGACATTGAAGGAATCTTATTTCACTTCAAAAGCTCCAACTACAAAGACTGAAACACTATCTGAGGGACTAGATTCTGCACCAGAAACTTATTCTGGATCAATGGAATCATACCTTAAGACACTTTCAGCTTTCAAAAACTGAATTTAAGATTATTCAAACGTAAACACTATTAGGTAAACTAAGATGTTCCAATCAGAACATTTAGTCGAAAAGTGGAAACCCCTCCTAGAGTATGAGGGTCTCGATAAAATCGAAGACAATCATAAGAGATCGGTTACTGCTGTTCTACTAGAAAACCAAGAAAAATTTTTAAGAGAGTCATCTGCTTTCCAAGAAAGTGGATCACTACTTAACGAAGCCGCACCAACAAACTCTGCAGGTAGTAACCCTGCTGGTTTCAGTGGTAATGCAACTGCATCTGGTCCTGTTGCTGGTTTCGACCCTGTTCTAATCTCATTGATTAGACGTTCAATGCCAAACTTGGTCGCATATGACCTTGCTGGTGTTCAACCAATGTCTGGTCCTACTGGACTTATCTTCGCAATGCGTTCTCGTTACGAGAAGCAGACTGGAACCGAAGCGTTCTACAACGAAGCAGATACTGCATTCTCTGGAATGAATGCTAGTTATAACAATACCTCTGGATTCGGTAATACATCCGTTGGTTTTGGTACAACTAACCAGACAGGAACTAACCCATCTGTTCTTAACCCAACTTCTTCTGCTACTTCTACTGACTATAACACTGGTCAGGGTATGGCAACAAGTGAGGCTGAGGCACTTGGAACTTCTGGTTCAGCAGCTTTCAACCAGATGGCATTCTCAATCGAGAAAGTCACTGTAACTGCACGTTCCAGAGCACTTAAAGCTGAGTACTCATTAGAGCTTGCTCAAGACCTTAAGGCAATCCATGGCTTGAATGCTGAAGCAGAACTTGCTAATATCCTTTCTACTGAGATCCTTGCGGAAATCAACAGAGAAGTTATTAGAACTATCTACAA